TCTGAAAGTGATATTCATCGCATTCCAGAGAAAGTTATTGCATTTGTTACTATCAGAGAAATGCCTCCTAAACGTAAAATTACACAATATTTCTTAAAAGAAACTGAAAAAGGAGTATTTAATGGCTCATATGTTTCTAAATCACTAAGTGGTGAATATATCAACTATAATTTAAAAAATATTCAGTTGATGAATGAAAAATTGTATAAATTCAATGATCCTCAAATTAATGCCAAGATTAAGTGTTGGAAGGGTATTAGTTCTACTGAAACTCAATATGGTGATTGTGGTGCACCCATGATTGTAGAAAGTGATTTTGGTTATTCAATTTTAGGTATTCATTTCCTAATTGATACTGAATCAACTAATGAAATCTATGCAAATAGCATTGATGGAAAATTTATTGAACAAGTTTATGAAAAATTATCACCTTTTAATATTCAATCTGGGTGTTTTGATCTTATAAGTTCTGATTCTATCAAGAGACCAGTATTAGATTTACATAAGAAATCTGTATTTCGATATATCAATGATGGTAATGCTGAAATATATGGGTCTTTTACCGATTTCCGTGGTAAGAGTAAATCTAGAGTGGTTGATACTCCTATGAGTAGAAAATTACCAGCAGAATATAAGAAAAAATATACAGCACCTGAAATGGTTTCATATGAACCATGGAGAATAGCTGCTTTAGATATTTTACAGCCTGTTCAGATGAACACAGAGATATTAAATGAATGTATTGATGGTTATGTATGCGATATAAATAAGCGAATAAATCCCAATAATATTAAAGATATGCTAATGGTTTTAGATGATTTTACTGCATTAAATGGAGCTCGAGTGGCATATATTGATAAGATTAATAGGTCTACCAGTGCAGGTAATCCTTGGAAAAAATCTAAGAAGCATTTTTTAAAATCGATACCTCCAGCTCATGGAATGCAAGATCCTGTAGAAATAAGCGATAAAGAAATGAACACTCGTATAGATCTTATTATAAGTACTTATTTGTCAGGTACTCGATGTAATCCTAACTTTTGTGCCCATTTAAAAGATGAACCTGTTACTTTTAGTAAAGCTAAAGCAAAGAAAACTAGAGTGTTTACAGGAGCCCCTTTTGATTGGTGTGTGGTAGTTCGTAAGTACTTACTTTCATTCTGTAGATTATTACAAAATGAAAGATTTGCTTTTGAAGCTGCACCTGGTACAGTGGCTCAATCTCTTGAGTGGCAAGAAATTTATGATTATATTATTCAACATGGTGTTGATAGAATTGTTGCTGGTGATTACAAGGCATATGATAAAAAGATGAGCCCAAAAGAAATTTTGGCGGCTTTTGATGTTATTATATATTTCTGTAAATTATCAGGCAATTATACAGAGGATGATATTAAAGTGATTCGGGGTATAGCCGAAGATACAGCTTTTGCTGTAGTTGATTTTAATGGTGATTTGATTCAACTTTTTGGATCCAACCCATCTGGGAATCCACTAACTGTTATCTTGAACAGTATAGTGAATTCATTGAGAATGCGATACAATTATTATATCCAAAATCCAAAGGCTGAAGTTTTGTCCTTCGGTGACAAAGTGGCCTTGATGACATATGGTGATGATAATATTATGTCGGTACACACAGAGTGCAATTGGTTCAACCATACGTCTATTGCTAAAACATTTGCTGATATTGGTATTATTTATACCATGGCAGATAAAGAAGCAGAGAGTGTACCTTTCATACATATTGATAATGCATCATTTTTAAAGCGAACGTGGAGATATGATAATGAGATGAAGTGTCGATTAGGTCCATTAGATCATGATTCCATAGAAAAGATGCTTATGGTTTGGGTAAAATCTAAAGCAGTAACTGAGGAATATCAGGGAGTGTCTGTTTTATGCACAGCACTACAGGAATATTTTTTCTATGGGAAACAAGTTTTTGAAGAGAAGAGACCAATATTGATTGGTTTGATTTCAAAACTTGGGTGGGATGATTATGTAAATAAAGAAACCTTTCCCACTTATGATGATTTGGTTATACGATATATGAAAAGTTCGAGTAAGTGTTTTTCTTATGAAGAATGCTTCGCTCCCCAAAGTGGATTGTGTTTATTTAATGAAGTGTCAGAATATGAAAATATTATGTCAGTTTCAAAAATACACAATAACGGTACACCGCCGGGGGATCCGTACTTAGCTATTCGTATAATTTGGATTATGTTATGTTGGTTTGTGTTATATTTTAGAATATATTTTGTAATACTCTCACAGGGTATTATAATAACTATTGATTTATATAAATCAAGATATATAGGTAACAAACTAATTAGAGCGACAAAGGAAGTGGTCCTACTAGTTTTGCTAGTCCTTTGCTTCAATTTTATTGAAAAATGGATCCATTTGATTGTACTAATGTACACGGTCTTACAGACAAAGAGAAATTTTTATTTATTTTTAGACTCTTTAAATTTTATGAGCATATCGTCCTTGCTCATATGATTATTTAAAAACATCAAACTCACAAGCGTAGCGCTTGTGTCCACGCGGATGTTCATACACAATAGAACGTCCATACAAAACAACGTAGTATGGGTGTGTGAACTGAGACTTATGATAGTAAGTCTACCTATAGGTGATAAAGGCGTGGGACTATTTGTTCATGACTTTATGGGAAATTTTCCAGTTTTAGAGGTTTTGGCCGCGTTTCCTAAAAATGCAGTGTCACTTATATTTAATAGCAGTTGTTGTTATAAAGATGATATAGTTTTAGTAGATTGTACTATGAACAATCTACGACCTCAGTCAGGTGTTGATATGACTCCAGTCAATACTAGTGATCAATCTCAAGAGCAAAATGTTGGATTTGTTGACGGTGAAGCAGATGTTATATCAGCAATACCACATGATTTATCATATACTAAAGTTGATACATCTCAAAACGTTCAATTAGGATCTTTTCTTAGTAGACCAGTTCAAATTTTTGAACAATCATGGCAGATTGGAACGAATTTGTCAGCTGCAACTAGTACTTTTAATCCATGGTATGAATATTTTATTAAAGCATCTATTAAGAAGAAACTAGATAATTATTATCTAGTTAGATGTAATTTGCATCTCAAATTTGTTATAAATGCATCACCTTTTTATTATGGTTGTTGTTTAGTTGCCTATCAACCATTGACGTCATATAATCCAGGTCTTATATTGACAAATACCGCTCGTAATGAAAATATACCTTTGTCACAAAGACCACATATTTATCTATATCCTCAAAATAGTCAAGGTGGGGAGATGGTACTACCTTTTCTATATCATAGAAATTGGTTAGATGCAACATCTGCCGCTGCATTGAATGCTATGGGAACTATAGATTTGCAATCATTAACCACGCTGCAGAATGCTAACGGATTAACAACAGATACTATAAATATCAAGGTTTATGCATGGGCTGATGATTTAGAGATTGCTGGACCCACGGCTAAATTAGCTCTTCAAGCTGGTCAAGATGAATATCAACACAAAGGCGTTGTATCTAGACCAGCTTCTGCTATAGCTCGTGCAGCTAGTATGTTGTCTGATTTACCTGTAATCGGACCTTTTGCTACTGCAACATCTTATGCAGCTGGGGCTATTGGTGATATAGCAGCATTATTTGGCTATACAAATGTGCCAGTTATAGATGATGTCCATGGTATGGTTAACAAACCATTTCCCAACTTAGCATCCACAGATATAGGAACACCAGTTGAGAAATTGACGTTAGATGCTAAAAACGAATTATCAATTGATGGAAAGATATGTGGGGCTGATGTAAATGATGAGCTCACTATAAAATCTTTTTGTTCTCGTGAATCTTTCTTATTTAAGACATCATGGGCTTCTACAGATGCAGCTGCAACTGGATTATTTTATGCTAAACCATCACCAGTTATGTTGGAGCGAGATGCGACATTAACTGGAGCAGTGGCAATATATAATACTCCAATGTCTCATGTTGCTCGTTGTTTTAAATATTGGCGTGGTGATATTAAGTTCAAATTTAAGTTTATATGCTCAGCTTATCACAGAGGTAGAGTAGTGATAAATTGGGATCCTATTGGTACAATTGGAGTCACTGGTGAGTACAATACAGAAACTTATACAAGAATAGTGGATATATCAACAGAAACAGAGCTTGAAATCTGTGTACCTTATACATCTACCGCTGCTTATCTAGATGTCGCTGATGAAGGTGTCTATTTTGCCAAAGCAAGTACTAGTACATTTGGAATTGGAAGTTCACTAAATGGTACTTTAACTATGAGAGTTTTGAATGAGCAAACTTCACCAGTGTCATCTGCTGATATTGATATATTGGTTTTCGTCTCTGGTTGTGATAATTTAGAATTCGCATCACCCGTTGATTTATCTAGTTTGTATTCACCATATGCTCCACAAAGTGGTGTACAGTTTGATGTTGGTACACCTGAGACTAATATAGGTTTAGCTCCATCTGTACCAGATAAAAATATTAATCTTGTTTATATGGGAGAGAGTTGTGTATCATTACGTCAATTAATGAGAAGATCAGGTAAGTATAAACGTACAGCAGGTAATGAAAATTCAGCTGCTGAATATTTTGTTTCTACAATTTGGTTACTTGGTAGGAGTCCAGAATATCCAGGTTTCGATACTACTGGTAATGAAACTGCTATTGGTATAAATTCTGCTGTATCTGAACCATATAATTGGACAGCATGGCATCCTATTACTTGGTTTTCACAATGTTTTGTTGGATCTAGAGGTGCTTATCACTACACACTAAATCCTTCTGACCAATCAGATGTTTGTAGTATCACTTGTGCAAGATCTTATTCTGATAGAACTACACCTATTACAGTAACTTTAGATCTTCCAATTACCAATAGAATAGATTACATACGTAGATTTGCAGATAGTACGACTCAGTCAACAGGTAATGTAGGATTATCTTTAACCAGTCAGAGAACATTAGCAGGTGAAATGGTATCTATTCCAATGTATAGTAAATTCAAATTCTTGAAAAATGATCCTTTGGTTAGAACAGATGGTGATTCTTATGATCATTCGGACACAGATACTTTCGCTATCGAAACTGTGACCAGATCAGATGTAGAATTCAATCCTAAGTATTTATCTCTTGATTTATATGTATCAGCTGGTACAGATTTTTCATTAGTATTTTTCTTGAATGTACCTACCTTATATTTATATGATAGTCTACCTGGAGCAACTTAAGTCGTCAGACTTTAAAATGTAGAGGAGTAAACCTTTTAAAATCCAGATGTGTCATTCTGATAACCCCAAGTTATATGACACACCCCCAAAACTCAATGGTCGATGTTGAGTCTTATATCTTTATATAAGTTTTAGATCGGAGACGGTTTGATTAAATGCTATATTGCACTTTTACAATATTACGTTCAGTTACTTTTTGT